ATAGTTCAGAATCCCTGTAAGGGCAATACCTCCAAAGATTCCTTTCAATGCATCTAAAAAGTTAAGTTCCATTTGTTTGTAAAGTAGTAAATAAAAAACTATAATCAGAATTGTTGTTTGGTTTGGTTGTAGTAAGCTTGGACTTCCTCATCTGTCCATTCCTTAGTCTCCATCAAAAATTCTCTAATACTTCACTGTAGCCCCTCATTTGGAGCATACCATCTATTCAGGAGACAAAATTTTGCATTGCTAACCCTAGTAACTCAGCTGATAGCTTGTTCAAATTTTTTCTCTCAGTCCACATAGAAAGCTAGTTTTCTCTCGCTAATTATAATTGAATACAGGTATTCTTTATCTGCTTTTGCAGTATAACCAGTATCATACTCTATATTGTTGATAACAATCCTCACAGTTCCATATCCTGTCAGATAACACCTACTGACATCATACCCACTGGAGTCTGAATATCTGTACCAAATTTGGTAATTATCAGTAGAATTTAGCCTAATTAAGGAATGGAAAGTGAAATAAATAATATCAATCTCGCTGAATGATTTATATCCTCCATTTGACCACAATCTACCATCACGAAAGCTAACTCCTGAATAGTCACCTCATAGATTCCTTCTTCTATGATCCATAAAACCATCCTTAAGAGGCATATAGATATAAGTGTTGCTATTCACCTCTCGATTCTTCGCTCCAACAGGTCGTATCTTCTTCTCTCCTAGGTAGACCTCAGACACTTTCTTATTCCCTAGATAAATCTCCTTGACTTCCTTGTTCCCTATATTCAGCATTAGTTCTCGGTTACGAAGTAAAGCGTATTCGCATCTTTAGTTCCTACTGCGGTATGCTGTGCCTTTGTCCCAGCTCGAGTTTTTATCTCAGTATTACCATTCTGGTTTTTTAGGCTATTTACTTTCGTGATGGTATTGTTATCTCCATTGATAGTCTTATTGATTAACGTAGCAGTAGCTGAGTTTTTAGTAGCATCACTAGTATTGTCTACATTCCCCAGTCCTACTTGTTCTTTGGTATGCGTGTGTGTTGCTGGGGTAAAAGCTGAAGGTTTATTATCTATCTGACTCCAATCTGGAGTAGTATCAGCAACTAATGTTCGATGCCCTTCCTGCTGAGGATTGTTCCCACTCAGGATGAACTTCTCTCCGCTATCTGTCTGAATGGCATAATCTCCTCTCTGCACCTGTGCAGTAGTTAGAGCAAGCCTTGCAGTCTTGTTTGCTACAACAACAGTCTCTGTTGTAGCTATCACTGGGATCACTGATGGATCCAGCTTTTTGTTGTTATCTAGCCCTGCGATTCCATTTGTTTGATTTTTTTGGGATTCAAGATACTGTTTGTTGACTGCATCTTTTCAGTCTACAGGATTAGCAACCTTAGTGATACGCAGATCATTAGCATTGATTTGTTTATAAAAGATGGTCTCTGATGATGTTATTCTTAATACATTTTGATCACTCGTCTTATCCCAGACCCCAAAAGCGCCATTACCATCCGAAAAGAATTCATACATTTTTCCATTAGGATGTTTAAGATAGAGTGAAGCACTACCAGATCAGTTTCATGGCGTGATAATCAGTCCAGACAAAGTTCTTGCTACACTATTAAGATTCGTAGAAGTCAGCATATTTTGCAGAAGAGCAGTTATCTGAGCGATTGAATACAGCTCGAGATTAGCCCTTGCTTGTACTTTATCTGGAATATCTGAGAGATTATTAGCCTTTATCATATCTCCTGATCCGCTACCATCTCTTCCGTGATAGACTGAGAAATTGAACGTCTCACCGTCTGAAAGAGTGATAGTATAGGTATCAGCAGTTCATGGAGTCCCATTCCCTGCAGTTTTGGCTATATTAGTAATGGTTGCTCCTCTGATTTGATCTTTAGGAATCAGATTCTTTCGTTCAGATTCTCCTTGAAGTCTCCACTCAAGATGAGTGGCTCAGAGTTGGAACTCTGGGTTTTTACCATTTTCGCCATGCGGAATGATAAAATGGTATTCTACATCATCTGTCATTGTAATTGTTATCTCGATATGTTTTGGATTGTTGGTAGGAACAATACTCTTTATTCCGACTCCTGCGTTTCCATCTGCTCTAATTCAAGTGTTCAAATTTCCTATCCACCATACCCCATTCTCAATGTGTGGACGAAAGTTTTCTACAGCATTAAGGAGCTCATTCCAACTTTCATTGATTTTATCTCTTGCTGTTTTTCCCGTATCTCATTGATTGATTGGTAGTCTTGGCATCTTGTTTTATGTATAAAGTAAAATTTAATCTTCGAACTTCCCCTCAGGAAGCCATATCCCAGCATCATTCCAATAACCTCTTGCTAAGATTCGCTCAGGCAGGAGTGGGTGACGATAACTAATGCAGTATCTAAATTCATATGCTTTCATGGGCTTCTTCTCTATTTCATATCTTTTAGTAGTTAGAGCCTCTACCTCAATTTTTTTACACTCCATTAGGGACTTTGATACTATCTAAAACTTTTCCTTTGATCGTCTTAGCATTAAATCTGATTTTTTTTAGTCCTTTTACTCCTCGAATATCCATTTTTAGATTCCCTGCATTCCCCTTGGTATTCTCTCCAAAGAGATCAAAAGTAACTACTCAATCTTCGATTCTTCAGATTACTTCCAGTTTCTTTTCCTCGTTAAATTCAATGATTCCGAGGATTTTTTCGTAGTCATTCAGATTGAGATCAGTTTTTCTCTCCCCTTGGACTTCTCGGATTTTAAATTTTATCTGTGTATCGCTTCATTCTAGGAGGTACATTCTTTTACTATTAGAGGTTAAAATTCTGAATAACTTCCACTAAAGTTTATATTCATTGATCAAAAGACCTTCCCTGTAGTTCCTCCTCATACAAAGGTTATTGTTGGTCTCGTTCATGCATTGATAGGACTATGAGGAGAGAGGAGTGCACATTTTTGACCTGTGTTTATTGTTGTATTCCCGATAAATTCACACTCTACAAAGTTCAGCGGACAACTATTTTGAAAGTTAAAATACTCTTGACTCTTTGGCTTCCCATTAAATTTACATGCTTTGAATATCATTCTTGAGCTGTTATTGTTTGGTAGTTTGAAGATATATTTCCCTGTATCAGTCTGATTAAGGACTCCAAAGTAGAGTTCTTTCCACTCCTTAGGGGCAATATTATTAAAGATTACTGTTTGTTGGGAGACTCTACAACTACGGAGGTCCTCAATGGTGATTTGCATGTTCCCTAGTCTAGTAAAATCAGCCAATCCTGATCAGGTGATAGTTATTCCTGTGTCCATCTGGAGAATTTGTGGTCAGGTGTTTTCGTTAAGTGTGGTGATATTACGACTACCAGTCCCCCTGAGATAGAGTCCTTCGCAGTTCCTTCGATCTGAGACATGTGATTGTCCTTCCATATCGAGGATAAGTTTTCCTTGGAGTTGTGCTCAGTCTTTGACGACGGCATTAATCCTTGCACCATCTCCGATCTGAGCAAAACTCTTTTTTCAAAAGAAGAGCCAAGTTGAGTTGATTTCTTTAAAAAATGTCGACACGATACCTGATCCTGATTTGTTGATATTGGTATTTTTAAATATCATATGGACTCCTGAGCTTAGACAGATTTGATTTGAGGTGTTCGGGCATTGTATCACACAGTCTTCAAAGAGAATTGTCTTATTAAGATTCGCAGATTCTCTAAAATAAGGGCACCCGTTATATTCTTCTGTAGGGAAACTACCCGCCCCTTTAAAGACAAATTTCAGTCTCCTTAGTACTGTAGCATCAAATTTATCTTCTCGACCTCCTCAGATCCATTCAGAACTCTCGAGGCGGTTATATTTTCCCAGCCCAGAGATTACACTCCCCGCTGTACATACAGACTCTGGGAAGGAGATATTTGCAGTCCCCCCACCGATCTTTTCTATAAAGTCTACAGCTCTTAAAATATCCCACTTTTCAGTTTCATTGATATTTCCTAAAACTCCAATTTTTACCGCTTTATCTTTGAGAGCTTGTGCAACGGTTGAGTAGCCATATTTCCCGTCTGCTGATATGATTGCATCATATTTTACACCGTAGCCGAGTGCCATCATCTCCATAGTTACGACCTTTTGATTTACCTCGGTATCGGTGAGTTCATAGTTCTTAGCAAAGTCTTTATATTGAGCTTTTTTGACCTTTCCTGCGGTATCACTCGTCGCATCAGGAGTTGGAACGGGTGTAGAAGTGGTTACGACTCCCCAAGTATTCGTAAGTTTGTTATATTTATAGAGTTCTCCTTCATCATCAGTTGTTACGAGCATACCAGCTGATGGGTTAGGAATTCTTGCTAGATCCGCAAAAGTTGCTACTGAGGGATAATCAATTCCTCATTCGGTTTTTAGCCTTTTTTTAAAGGTTGCCGTCCCCTCACATACCATCTCTCAGGTGTAAGTTTGTGTACCTGTCCAGACAATATCATCGTCTTTGTCAATAATATCTCCTGATCCAGCAGTCACAAAGCAGAGTGTTCATGGATTCCATTGGAGCTTTCTTTTTTCTATCACACTTTCACTCTGATCATCAGAAAGTCCTCTTTTATGAAAAGTAAGTTGCCCGTTTATACAGCTTGCTTTTGTGGTTTCCATCACGGTTCTATCGTCATTTGTGAGGACAAGAGTCTCCTTACTAAAGGTAGGGTAATATCTCTTCCCTTCTTCATTTACTTTATTGATCACTTGGGTGGTTTCTCCTGTAGTATCTGTTGGGAGTAATACTGACCTAAGTCTAAAACTTGTTTGATTGAGCATTCTCTTTAGACAAAAAGCTAAAATTCTGATTTTTCATCTTTTTTATTGACCAGCATTCTGATCTTATTGAGCAGGACATCTACTCCGATAATTGCCCCGTCTCTATAGGCGATTTCTACAGGATCACTGTATCTTTTCTGTTCAAGCAGGAGCCCATTTTTCGTAGAACTCAGTTCCCTATAGAGAGCAACTAAGATACTTCTATCAAAGCTTTCAAGCTTCTCTTCTACGATGATTTCTTTTTCTGGTCTATATTGTCTGAGGTATTGGAGGTTGTTGTGGTGGCTCCGTTCCCACTCCTTGCGGTCAACTAGTACTAAGTCCCAGTTCAGGAGTTTCTTGCATATCCATTGGAGGAAGTGTTTCATCTCATTCATCTCACATACTAAAACTATCTAATACTTTTGTAATCTCTGCCGTCTGGTCTCTCAGATTCTGCTCACTTGATTTGATATCTATGGTGTTCCTATCAATATTAAATAATACATCCAACCTCTCCTCAATTGCTTGCCAGTGGTTTGTATCTTCCCCCATTTGAAGTGCCTGAGCTTTGAGGTTTGCTACCATTTGTCTTGCTTGAATATATTTAGAGATATTTTCTACTTCGAGAGCTTTCATTGTTGATGCGGTTGCTGGAGTCGTGATTCTCACTTTCATTCCCCTTGCTCACTCAGAGAGCTTGGGCGAGAGATCAAAGTAATCCTCATACCCCTTTTCTTCTTCAAATCCTATTATTTCATCTTCCTCATCTCTGATGACTCTCTTATCTTTAAGTGGGATTTGATACCAGTTGTAGTTCCTGATTTTCTGCTGTTCATCCACCATCTGTTCCGCATACTGATAAGGAAGAAAGGTAAAGATATTTGAGAGCATTATTGAGAAGACTTGCTCAAGTCCGTGGACTCTGGTTTCGTAGACAGTCTTCAATCTATTATTTTGTTCCTCTTTCATCACAGAGGTTTCAAAGGCGGTTTTTCATGGAGAAGTATAAGGAGCTTTGATATTGATTCCTGTGAGGATTGTCCCCATGTCATCCATGAGCTGAATAATTTGTACGAGCTGTTGAATATTGATATTGCTGTTATAGGGGGTTATGTCTCTTGCACTCCCCTTGGTCATCTCAATGATTGAGACCTCCCCAGGTTCGATATAAAATTCTCCATCTATTGCTTGCCCTTCTCAGAGGATCAGTGCGGTCCCTGAGTTAATCCACGCACCTCCGAGCATCGCAGAGAGGAAATTCTGATTAAGTCCTTTGATCACTGCATATCTCTCAGGAATACCGATACCATAGATACCATCACTACAGTAGTATTGAATTGGCACGAGCGGGAGCTCCCCGTGTTTTGTACTTGCAATTCCGTTATAGATCACGACTTCCTCATTCACAACGATAATGTATTTTGCATAGAGCTTATTAAAGTAGTGCCAGATTTTTACATACTCGACATTCGACTTTCAGTCCTCGGGAGTTCTTGATACTCCAACAGTATCAGCATTTTTAAACCCCTTCCTTGATTTCCCATCAATTTCTAAGTATCTGAGTTTATATTCGTCGAGTGAGATATCTTCCTCATAGATACAGTCAATCACATCCTCATACCTCTTTGCACTATCATCAAAGTAGGCTTTTCTGATAGGAATATCTTTTACCCTGATATGGAGGCTATCAACTCTTTCTAGTTCTCCATCAGGATTAAAGTATCCTGAGTTCTCTTTTGCAACAAACTTACTTTTAAGCTCAAGCCCTGAGAATACGACAGCTGTTCCGTATCTTGCTCTGGAGTAGTCTACACGCAGTCTGATTTCTTTGACAATGGATTCCTTATAGATAAAGTGATCCATCGTATATTTTGCGATATTCATCATTGTACCATCGGCTTTCCCATCAGCTTCAATGTTGATCGGAATGCTTGCGTCCTGTGTTCATATAGAGGCTTCGATCAGAGCTTCTTCGATTTTGAGATTCGGAGAAATCTGTCCATTCCCTTTCATTGTAGGTTTTGCCTTAAAGTTTCTATCTACCCAGTCCCATACTTTTTCATATTCAGCTCTTGCATTTTTCATTGCTATTTGTCTCTCTTTTACGAGGTCTAGGGCTTTTTCATCGGATGCGCTGACTTTTCTTGTCCTCGCATCGAGCTGGGATTCTTGTATTTTTTTCGTATTTACCATAGTTCCATTGTCTTACGAGATAAACTTCTCTGTCTCCTTTCTCCAGTATAGGGATCAATAAATTCTGATTTTTCTTCCCTTTTTTTTGTCCTTATTGTTGGTTTATTCCTCCAGAAGGTGAGAGCGAGAGCATCCGCATCATCTGGAGACTTCCCATAGAGTTTTCTCATTTCCTCTTTTGGCATGATTTTAATTCTTCCATCCGCTGTATTCTTATACTTGATCATAAAGAGATCTGACCATTGTTTTTCGTCCCCTTCGAGTTTCATTCAGAGCCTGATTTCCTGTTTCAGTCTCCGGTAACACTCAGCTCTTTTGTTGAGGAAGAGTGTTTTATCGTCTGCTGTTTCTCCGACATTTACTCCATTTGCAAAGATTTGAAGCTTTGCTAGCTCTGTCCCCACATTCGCCCCTACTCAGAAGTTGTCATAAAAAATATTTTCATCTTTGATTTTCTGCATAAATCCAAGGAGTTGATTTGTTCTTTGAGCGATCGTTTTTTCGTTAGATTGATTCTCTCTATAGGCTCTTTTTGCCACAAAGCTATTCCTCGCCACAAAGGAGCTATAATCTCTTCCACTCCCTGAGGGATCAATCCCGAGCATATCAAATTCTCCCTCGTCTGTACTCCCTCTCTCCACAAACTCAATTTCTCCAGGATTAAAGAGCGGAATATATCCCTTATCGTCAACCAGCTCAGCCCTAGGAAATTCCCCCTTTACTCTGACTCTATACTGATCAGAATCTTCACCATAGTCCTCGATAATTTCTTCGATAAAGCTTTCGTCCACTAGTGGACTTTCTTCACTATTAAAGTTAAGAGTTTGAAAACTCCCCCTTGTCTTGGTGAATGCTTTGTAAAAATAACCTTCAAGTCTTGTTGGATTGCTAATCATGATAAAGAGTGCATTCTTGTTTGTTCTTGCACTCATTGCCACTTCAAAGATTTTCTCATCTACTCCACTTGCCTCATCGGCAATGATTGCCAAGTATTCAGAATGCAAACCAGCGAGCGCTTCACTATTTTCCTTAGTTGAAGTCTTTGCTCTCGCATATCGGGCTTGTCTATCTTTTTCTTCTTTCCCGACTCTCACATAGTCTTTAGACCAGTCAAATCGCTCTGCGACTGGTTCTGGCAATCTACTTTTCCAGAGAGCAAGTTCTTTCCAGAGGACATCTTCCATTTGGATTTTCCCAGGTGCCGTGCATCCGATTACGCTATGCTTAAAGCAGAAAAGAAACCAGATCATAAAGATTGAGATTACTGAGGATTTTCAGATTCCGTGTCCTGATCTAACAGCAATTTTTCTCTTTCCTTCGCCATTCATCGCCCTTGCAATAGCCAGTAGAATTTCTACCTGTTGCCAGCTCAACATCTTCATTTTCTCAAAGGGCTCAAACATTGAGAGCTTCATGCGAGAGTAGTCTCCAGTTGCTCTACAGTCCTCAAGTAAACTTAGCCATTCACTCTTGATTCTCTGCGTGCGAATACCAAACATATCCGACACCCAGAGGAGCGGATTTTTTCTGTAGGCTTGATATCTTTCGAGTTCACTCATACCCAGATTTTGAGAGCTAAATTTCCTCTACCATAGGCAATTTTCATAAAAAGAAAAAGTGGTATTTTTTAGCTCCGATATTCTAGTTTCTAAGCCAATAATTTTCTCTTGGATTTTAAGATAAAAAAGTTATAGTCAGAGTTAGATAAAATCTTTATCTTCCAGTCTCACATGAATTCAAAATTTGATCTCAAACATATCATCGCATATCTTCTTAATGGTTGATGGATACTATGAATTATCATACTTCTCGTTACTGGTGGCAGGTGAGATTTATGACTGACTGGTTTTCGATTGTCCCAATTATTTCTTCCTTGACTTATTTATTATGGATGATGGGTAGCAAAGATGCCGACTAAACCAACTCCACAACAGCTGGAGAGGAGGAAAGCTATCTGAGAAATAGTAATAACGACCCTCTGACTTGCTTGTTTAATTGTTTTTGTCTGGCAAGTGATAATCTATCTTTCTTCGCTTGAGATAAGTACTTTACGGGGGATAGGATGGATACTTGGCTTGGGGTTAGTAGGAGTCATAATTTGATATCTCGTTTCAAAAATCATTCTTTGGATACTTAGGGGGCTTAGAAGATGAGCTGTTGATATTATTTCTGATGCTATCAAAAAATCTAAAGAATAAAAAAAAGAAGCAGGGGAGGATCCTGACTTCTTTTTTTGTTAAAACTTCATTCCGCTTGCTCCACTATTCCCATCAGGAGCTGTAGGCATCACATAGCTTGAGAGTCTATTCCCATTGATATCACTTCATGCATTGTTATACATCGCTTTGATAGCTGTATCCCTTGCTCTCTGTTTGATCCTGACGGTTTCTTCTGAATCTCCTGGCTGAGGAAAGTATTTCTTATTTTCTTTTTCAAATTCTGTAGGACTAATGGCTGCTCCTGATTCTTGCCTCAGTACCGCAGTGATAAAGTTCTCTCTATATACCTCAAAGGCTTGTTGCTCTTTATCTTTCATCCAGTTTGGAGTCCGAGAAGAGTCTTGAATGTATTGGCCTGATTTTGACCTATTCATAAAGATTTTTTCATATTCAGTGATCTTTGATGCTGACTCATACATCCTATTTGCAAATCCAAAGCTCTTTGCCTTAAATTCTGTCATCTTTGATGGCATCTGAATATCTGTCATCTCCTCTGGAGTCTTCTTTTCACTTCCTTCTCCTTGTACATTTGGAATATGATATCCTGCAATCTGATCTGGTCTCCATCTTCCTCTATGTACAGTTTTATCATTATTCCAGTTCGATTCTAGAGTATTGATTGTTCCATCTGCATTAACCCCAGTGACTATTGCAGTATGTCAAAAGGTGCGACCATTACTTCCTTCCTTGAAGGCTGTATTTTTCATGATAGCAACTGCTCCGATTTGAGGAGCCGATGAGTTGATGCTGTTAAGCTTACTTTTATAGCTTCCATCATCATGTCCTGTAGTGTCTCCGATTGACTTCAAGTAGTTATTAGTAAAGCGTCAGCACTGTCCACCTATAGTTCATTCTGGATTGTTAGCAATGAAACTATTCATCCTCTCCTCAATATTTACATTATTAGAAATACTGCTTTTGCTTCCTCCATTGACTTGAATAGGTTTTCGAGTTTGCGTTTGAGCATCTCGCTGGAGAGTTTCATCTCCCGCTTTTACGGTAGTTGGAGCTTTCCCTATTCCTTCATTACCGAAGAATTTTGTGTCTCCAGTTGCTTTATTATAGAGCCCTCGAGATGCAGACGACCAATTGTCTCATTTACTTTGTATTTGTTCTCTATATTGAGCAAAATCTTTACTTTGAGCGATAAGTCCGATCGCTTCTTGTGGAGTATATCCTTTGTCAATCAGTTCCTGAGCTGTTTTTTGAAATACCATACCAGCTCCTGTAGCATAGCCATTTAGCATATTTGCCACAGCTTGAGTTTGATAACTTCTAAGCTTTTGATAATCTCCTTTGATTCAGAGTTCTTGTGCAAGCTCAGCAACTTGCTCTCTATTCATATTCATACTCTCAGTTTGGAATTGCTGTATTTTTTGGTTCCTGAGTGCCATATTTTGCACACTAAGTGCATTCAGATTTGAAACATTGGTGATGAGATTTGTGAGATTTTCTTGTTGTCTTTTTAATGCTCTATCGTAGATATTTTCCGCTTCCGTGATAAAGTTCTGCACTCCTTGAGCAAATGCCATTTGTGCCTGCAGTCAGAGTGTCCCATATTTTTGCTGGACTTGGAGCATTCCAGAGACAAAGGTTGTCTTTGCATCTCTAAGTGCTTTCTGCGAAGCTTTTGTAAGTTCCTGCCTATTGTTTTTCCAGTTTCTCATAATATCACTAATCCCGTCAGCGAGTTGCTGATTCCCTCTGTTATAGTTTTTTGTCAGGTCGTCTAAGATATTTTTTGCTTGATCCTCGATATTGTTGAGTCCTTCAATAGCTCCAGAGGAGAATTGATAGCCATATTTCCCTGCGAGTTTCCTTGCATTAACCATATTGAGATCATTCTGTTTTTTTGCTCTTTCGTAGTTGGTATCATAATCTTGTTTAAGCTCTTCTACTTGCCTATTTGCTCTCTGGAGCTGAATATCTTTCTCCTCATCAAGTCTTTTTATTTTATCATCAAAGGGCTCTGTGATTTTATCTGCTTCTACTTTCTTGAGTTGATAGTAGTCTCAGATACGAGATTCCTGCCCATTCGAGGCAAGGATAAGCTGATTAACTTGGTCTTCACTGATCCCCATTTGGCGGGCAACCTCACTCGTGCTCATCCCTTGGGTCTGGAGCTTGTTTACCTGTTCAATATCACTCTTAACCTTATCTGCATTCTCAAATTTATCCCTAAATGCATTATCCAGGTGTCAGAGCTTGCTCTTATCTGATCCTCGTCCTACTCCTACTCCAGCAACTCTTTGGAGTGCCCCTTCGAGCTGTTTTCTGCTCTCAGGATCGGTTGAGTTCCAGACTCCTTCCATGCTCTGGAGATTTTTAAGAGTGTCTTCATACATTTCAGGATACCTTCTTTTGAATTCGTCCAAATTCTCAATTCAGAATTTCTCTTTTAATGTTTTATCCACATTTTCCCAGAAATCGTGAGGATAAGAGTTGTTTTGATTTTGTTGGTTTGAGTAAGATTGTTGAGGGGAATTATTCCCAGCAGAACTTGCCATCGCTCCCATCCTTTTATAGATAGCCTGTACCGTATTCTCTTGCCCCGCTTGATCATAGTTGTTAAAATCATCAAAATTCTGAAGATAGCTCCTGATTGATGCTTGATCTCTTTTCCCCTCATTCCAAAGTGCATTAGCAATCCCATTGTTTCTAAGTTCTAGATATCCTGGACTTCTTCTTTCCGCTTGCTCTGCACTTGCGCCAAAATAAAGCCCATTATTCTGTTTGGCAAATCTCTCAGTCCTGAGATTAGGATCATATTGATAGTTTCCCCCACCACCAGTTCCTTGTCCTTGATAGGCACTCACATTGCTGGCTCCTCAGGTATCTCCGTATTGATAGGTTGTGTTAGGGTTGTATGAGGGACTTGGAGTATTAAGTGTCGGTTGTGATGGGGTGCTTTGATTTTCTTGGTCATATTGATTTATAAAACTCTGAAATGCTGGATCGCTTCAGAATTGTTTCCTTGCTCTTTCTTGATCAGCCTTGCTCATATTTGCAAAGACATTTTTTGTATCATTATATGCCATTTCCTAGCTGTTATGATGTAAATCTTGATTTATCTTTCGGGTCATTCTCATACAGGTCTTTATATCAGATCTCTAGTCCTGAGAGGCAAAACTCTCAAAATGAATTCCCTTTAAATACCACTTGGATCTTCTTCCCTCTTGCTCTCAAAAAACCCCTTGTTATCGCAAATTCAAAGGCTTTTATACTCGTTGAGGCTACTTCCCGAGCGACGGGGCTTGATCATGCAGGGGTGGATACATATCAGGAGATCGGTCATTCTATGGCTTTAATCTCTCCTTCATAGACTGATTTTCAGTCTACTAGCACAGAAATCTGTATATTCACATCATCCTCTTTTTCCCCATAAATATTGATTTCCCTAAACTCTTTACGATAGAGCGGACTTCAAAGACTTAGTACTGCAGTTCTTCTTTCTCGTTGGATCTGCTGTCCATCATCTGAGTTTCCTACCTCATCTTCATAGATGATTTGTTGATTTGATGAGCCTGCATAGTATCACAGCTTATGATTTACTACGCAAGTAAAGTACTTATTAGTGTCTACAAAAAAGCTATCAGCATTCACATCATACACGAGTACAACCGTGGTGTAGGGCTCTCCTTTGAGTCTTAGATGCCAATGCACTGTCTTATTTTTCTTGTGATAGTAGCCAAAGCTCGAACTCTGGTCCTCGTCTAAACTATCTATAAATCCTTTGATACTTAGATTCGCTCTTTCAGTAATATCTCAGATCGCAGTTTCGGTTACTCCTTGCATATAGTTCAGACTTTTCATCATGTTCTCTTTTGTTCGAAAAAACACTCTATCATCAGCTTTTACGATCATTTTGGGATTCGCTGGTTCATTCATTCCTGCAATAGGGATAGAAACCTTGTGTGTCAGTCCTCAGGTCTGAGAATCCTGAATCACTTCTACACTATCTTCTGTAAAAACAAAGAGCTTTTCTCTTGTTGCACAGAGACCTGTGATCTTACTACGAAAAGGGATCTGCTCAGACTCTCTCGGTTCTTTGGGTTGCTTATTCTCTTGAAAGATCGGTAATGCTGTTCCTTCTCCCCAGACCGTGCTTTTATAGAGGATATTGCTTTTTGCTCCGCCTCATGCTAGATAGATACACTGTTCATAGGTCTCTCAGATTCTTGGATTTGCTCCATTTTCTATAGTAAGTGAGGTCGCAGTGTTGGCTTGGGTATCATATGCTGATCCGCTACTTGTTCCATTGAGGAGCAAAATTCGCCTTCAAAATTTAAGTATCCCAGTGATTGCGTTGATATTTGTCACTGCTGTTTGTTCTAATATCGCTGGATGCTCTTCAAGCTTTACTTTCCAGAGCCTTTTTTCTGATACGGCATAGAGACGATCTTCAACACTAATCATTTCATCAATCTGCATGCTCTTCTTCCCATCAAAGACTTTCTTATAGCCATCTCTTCTAATTGTCGTAGAATTCCTTACTCTGATATTCTTTGCATACGGCGTATAGCTCGGAGGCAAGAGATGGACCCCTTTATCTATTACAAGCCCCCTTGCAAAAGGGGATTTAATACTTTCTATTTTGATTCCTTCTAGCATTCTTATCGCGTATCAAGAGTTAAAGATGCTGATTTGATTTTTTTTCTGTATTGTTTTGCAGGGGTGGCATAAAAACTATACATATCTTCTAGTGCGGAATACCCTTTAGCGAGGAGTTCCTTCCCCTTACTGATCTCGCTCGTATTGATCAAGAGTTCTCCAACGACCAAATAGGGGAGTATCTTAATTCCATAATCTTCAGGGAAGCCACATTCATCATCATCACTTTCCATTTTTGCTAGTGATGAGGTATAACTTATTCTTACTGGTCATTCAAAGTTATAAAAAACCGCTACTTTCCCACCCTTCGTAGGTTTAATACAGTAGCATGGCGAGGTTTTCTTCCCCTCTCTAAAATCAACGAGTTCTAATTGCTTATCTTTCTCAATATCCCAGAAATCTGAGGCTTTGATAATACTACCTGGAAATTTATAAGCAGAAAAAATCTGACTTCCTTTCTTATGATAACCATTGATCCCACTGATTTCATAGAGTTCGTTTGTACTTTTACCTCAGTAGGTAAAGATATTCCCATTAACTTCAAGAATCCCTTGTTCTTTGAGTCCCTGGGTGCTAGATACTTCAGCTACTGCTGTTTCCTCATCAATATCTTGATTCAGAATAATACTACGAGGAATATTCAGTGTTTTTTCTTTATAGACAAAATCTAGCAACCCTCACTTGATGGTTTGTCCAGTGATGATATTTGTTATTTTACATCTACAAATATCGTCAATGACTGAGTGAATGCTAGGCATTATCACTTTCTCCTTATCAAATACAGGAGAAGTCTGATCTTCTCACAGCAAAAAATAGATCCTATCTATCAGCTCTTTTTTTGTATTCATGTTCTCTCTTGTATGTGATAAAAAGAAAGGGCAAAATTGCCCTCGTTTTACTTTACTTCCTCCTCCTTGAGCTTTTTCTTAGACTCCTTTTCAGGTTTTCCTGCCTTTTCTGGTCAATTTTCAAGCTCAGTGTGCTCCTCCTTGAGCTTTTTCTGATATTCCTCTCTAAATGCTCTTACGAGTTCCTCCTTTTCTACTTGCGTTTCAGCTCAATCAATTTGAGCCTGCTGTTCATCACTAAAAGGTACTCCATATGCTAGACATTGCCCTTTATCATAGAGCTTAGTCCAATCTGGTCATATCATCATTGTTCAATTATTGTCAAAGAATAAAAAGGAGATAGGGGCTTCTCTTCCCGCTATCCCCAGTATTTGAGATTTACACAGACTTCACTCTGATTGGATCATCATCTACTACTGTTGTTCCTTTACTTCCTGCAATGTATGGAAAATTCAAGAATCCTCTTGTATAGATGAAACTAAATTTATGCACCTCATCATTATTTTCATCAAGTGTCTGAGGCGCTTGGAGTGTAGGTTGCCTTCCCCATTTAATCTTTAGCTGTTCCTTAATCTTCTTCTGGCTTGCTACAAACCAGAATTCAGAGGTATCAGCACCATCCATCAGCGTTGCAAGTCTGTCCCATACCACAATCTTAAATTTCCCTTTATTGATATTGATTGCGTTGTCAGCAGATCCAGGCATCTTATCAGAGTTGATAAGAATGTCTGCCTTCCCTCTGTTGAGTGGTGATACGATAAGGAGGTCATACTTTACCCCTCTATTGTGCCCGAGTCTGTTTTTTCTTGTTGCTCCCTGTACATACACTGCATCGAGTGCTTTCGCACAGAGCTTAGGATGAGCAACACTTCCGACTTTGATAATGTTGTTATCTTCATCATTAAAGAGTGCTCTACCATTCTGACCGATAGCTCCCATTGTCTTACCAAAGACATCAGTATAGCTTGCAGTTGAGAATCCTCTAAGCAAAATATCAGCCAAAGACTGATCAATCATATCGAATCCTTCATCTACGATTGATTTAATTCTTGCTTCCATTGATCCATTCTCATTATAGAGCTTCATTTCTTCGGTGATTATCACTTTAGCTCCATACTTATATTTTTGGAACGTAAAAGTAGCTGATTCACCAGGCTTTGCATTTCCATACTCAGCCCCTTCTGGAATATAGCCTACTCCAGTAAGCCCCTCTTCAACGAGAACCGTATCGTTTCTATGCTTATTAGTCTCCTCGTCAAAGAGCTTAAGCCCAACTAGGTCAGAAAGCTTATCCTTAACTGACTCCTGAAAGACTTCGTCGATTATCTTAAGATGGGCTGATTGATCCCAATAACTTGTTGTATTGATTGTCATTCTTCTAGTCTATTAACTAATAAAATCTTCCGATTGCCTTTTTATTTGGCAATACTTGAAGAATAGTGAACACTCCCCCTGTAGCCTGTGCAGGATCAATAGAATTCTCATTATTGAGCTTTACCTTTGTTCCTACTTGTGCTTGAGTCCCCTGAGTTTTTGTATCTACTAAGAACTCCATTTCAGGACTAATCAATGTGCAGAGAATAGTCTCATGTGCACTTGCCCCTGTTGTCACAGATTGTTCTGCTACTGCAAATACTGCAGTATCAGTTGCTCCTGCTTTATCTACATATCCTGCAGAGATTTTGAGAGCATCTCCTTTTTTGATTGTGGTTGAGGAAGCAGTCAAAAACTCTCTCCCCATACCATAGGTCTGCTTTTGTGGTGTAAACATTCTTATACAGTATAAAGGTTAAAAATCTTTAGAGACTCCATACTTTGAGAGCAAACTTCCATTTGCCTTCTGTTCTTTATATCTCTGATAAGGAGTCTTATCACCAGCTCCAGCTGCTCTAGTCCCCCCTGAGACTCAAGCTCCAGCAAGCTGTTGTTTGCTCGACTCCAATCCTTGCTGGAATTCGTCAGTGTCCTTGATGAGCTTTAATGCTCTTTTTGCCTGTTTTTTAACCTCTTCTGGCGACCAGTCCTTGTCCCCCATGAGATTATCAAACTCTTCATCAAAACTCTTCTCTAGTTTTCCACTGATTTTGAATTCCTTTTTAAAACTCTCCAAGGTCTGCTTCGCAACTGTTTTATTCGCAATTGCTTCAGCCCTCTTTGAAATGTCCTCCATATCTAAACCTTCTTCAGGTTTCCCTTCCTCTTTGATTGACTCATAGAGCTCCTCAGCATCTCTGCTAAAGTGCTTTGCAACCGCTTGAGCAAGCACCTTATCGGTTTTATAGAGTTTTAAGAACTTAGTGTTATCTACAGCAATCTTTGCAATCCAGTGGAGCTTTTGAGCTTCCTTAGTGGATGCCTTGTAGTCTTTAGAATCTTGAAGGAGCTTATCATATTCATCTTTAGAGATGCTTACTGAATTCTCCTGTTCCTCAGACTTCTTTTGCTCTAGGTTTTCTTGTTCAAGTTCTTTGTTAGTTGTTTCCATTCTATTTCTAGCTTAGGAAAATAAAAAGTTGGACTTTATCCCGTAAGCCCAACCATAAATAAATCATTCAAAAAGAAAAAGTGGTATTTTTTGATTACTAGATTGTAGATGAGAAGCCATCATTTTTTTCTGTATTTTTTAAATCAGATTTTTCTTGCTCTTTTTCTTCTGCTTTTTCGGCTAAGAGCGTGAGATTAAAACCAGATCATTCAATATCTAGTTTATTCCTTTCTTCATATCCTAGGTTAGCTTTCTGATAAAAAATCGCATAGTTGGCAGGATATTTCCCGACCATTGCCAATTCAGTGATCATTGTATCCATAATATCTTTACATATCTCACACGCATTCCCAAAAGCCTCAAATTCTGATGCCCAAGCTTCCCTGGTTTTATCATTGATTCCTTGTTCCATACTCCGTCTTTTAAAAGTCGGAATCATTGGCGCTATCGCCCTTTTCGTTGGTAACTTATAAAATTTAGTGTGATACTCAGCCTTTGTTTTAAATCGTGCTATGATTTTTTGAGGATAGTCTTCCTTGTAGGTTAATTCTCCTCAGCAGGCACACATTCACTCCTGCCATAGCATTCATTTTGGTCTCTGGATATTCCTACACTGTGGACAAAAAACGACCTCACCTCATGAGTCTTTGATCTTTTGTGTTAGATCAGCTATGAGCTTTTCATAGAGTCTCTTTTTCTTGAGGTCTTTGAGGTTGCTAGGCTTCTTTTTTACCTCTGTCGCCTTCGTTGTTTTTCTGTATACCATTTAAAATATCTGTCAATAGACTAAAATCCTGATTTTTTATCTATTTTTCTCGGAGAAAACGGATGATAGAGGTTTATCTTTCCCCGCTCTAAACTCTATTCTCTAAAAATCCGCATCTCTTGATGGAATCCAAAATAAAATGTCAATATTGAGTTCCTAGTTCTTACCGAACTTCATACCTTCAACTGCCACATCTACCATAAATTGAATCTGATTCTCTCTCCATCTCTCATACTTAGCACGAAAAATCGGCAAAAGTATCTCTTGGAAATACTTCTCCTTACTTTGAAATCTATTCCTTCTAGGGACTCATTGATTATAGAGAATCTCTAAATTCTGAGTTAGAATTTGACCTTTTTTTAGTTCTACTTCTATTACTTTAAAGCTCACAAAATCCTTCTTCTTTTTCCTAAAGAATTTTGGGTCTTTGATTATGTAGGTGTAGGTTAGATTGATGTAGTTGTTATCCATATTGCTTTTTGTAAGTAAAAATTTAGGTGCATTCAATATCTTCATGCACTTCTTGCAAATCGTAGAGTTACAAACTCAAAAACACAGAGGACAGAGCTTAACTCAATATTTTTGTTTCCGTAAACTTGTTATTTTTTGGTTTTTATACAAAATTCTTGAGCATTTGGTGCAGTATTTTGCATTATCCTTACAATTAAGTCAGCATATCATGCAGTTACTCATTTCCTCTGTGGGATTTCTGATATAAAAGAGTGGGATTTTTGTCTCAATTTTGTTTGCTCTTGATTATGTTCTTTAATTGTATATACAGCATATATTTATATCATTATTATATTATCATGTGGCTTATATTCTACACTTCAAAAAATCCCTTTAATGGAGAAATCTTTCATAAATGGACGATTTCTAGTTTTTTAATTACCGATCTTAGTGATATGATAGTAACAGAGAATGACATAAAGGTGTTATGTGCAAAATCATGAACACAATTGATATGAATTACCAACATGGTTAAGCTAGATAAAAAGCAAAATTAGTATACATAAAAAACTAAAACTTATGCCTTGTATTCTCCATCAGCCTTATAGTCTCCTTCAATCTCTCAACCTCTCTTTTGAGGCTGGACTCTTTACTGATGAGTTTTTTTATTTCCTCATCCTTTATCTTGAGATTTCCCAGAGCATAATAACGCATGATTTTACTCGCCCTATTTTCTTTAAGGAGCTCTTTATTTTTAGATCTTAGCACCATATTTTCTTTATGTAGCCTTTGGACTTCCTTTGCGATCTGTAATAATTTAAATGTTGCTTTTGGATTGGCTCTATCTCTAGGGAAGCGCCCCTCTGATGGTTCTATGATTCCAATACAATACATTCTTTCTACTTGGTAAAATATAAAATCTGATTACTGCAACCGTTCTACAATCCTCTCCAATCTCTCGATATCTTTTTTGAGGATTTTTATTCATCTATTAGCCCTCTGGAGAGCGTTCTCTGATACTGATTTATAGCTTCAGTATCTGTAATTATATTGATACCAGGACTTATCATATTCTAGGCATCTTATTCGCTCATACTTATTTTCTATCCATTCTGTAAGAAGTGAGATTATCCGTTCCTTCATGCTGGAGGTATAAAAAAATAAATCTGATTCTTAGTCTCTGAATAATTCACAGAAGCCTTCTGCTATCAATAAGAGCCCTATAATTATTAAAAACCAAAAGTGATAACTACTAACTGAGAATATCTTAGCTACCGTATAGATCCAGAATCCTCAGAGAATGTTCACAACTGGTATGATATAGTTTTTTTTATTTACTCTCTCAAAGAGGGATTTGATATCATATTCCATATCATCTAGTCTGATTTTATCCTTTAGGCTTAGCTCTCTCTGATTGATCTCATCATAGAGAAACTCTACGTTCTTATCTATTTGTCTGAGCCATAGTTCTAAAGGTGAGAGCCTTTTAATTTCTTGCTCTTCCTTTTTTGGATTCTTCTCTGGAAGCTTCTTTATGTTCTTCCATTTTTGTGGTTTCATGGTCTTAAGTATAAAAAGATAAAAATTCTGATTTATGATTTCTTGTATCTGGTAATCGTAAAATCCAATTCTCAATTGAATTTAATATCCAATGTATCCTCGCCTCAATCAAGTAAGTAGTTTGCACAATTGGCTATTAGCCATAGGATTTCTTCTCTCGTTAGAGTTTCCTTGTCGAGAAACTCAGTTCATTTTTTATTAAGCTTTCAAATATGAATCCCTGTGATTCATCTACATACTCAGTATTTTTTCATCTATTGTTGGGTTGAAGAATAAACGAAGTCAACACACTCATCTGACTGCTCATCAATACTCTCATCATAACCAGTCCATTTATCAATTAGTTCCATTACAAACTGAGAGTTTATAAATCATCTGCTAGAGGAATACCACTCAAAGATTGTCCCTAGCGTTACAGGGTGTCAGATGATTCTAAAAAAACAAGCTCTGTAATTCTGAAGTATAATTGAATTGAAAACTTCAAACCCACAACAATCTTCTTCTAAGAAGGAACGTTCTAACTCTTTATATTTGACTATTTGTCAATCCTCAAAATGGGAATTTCCCATTGATACAACTTCAATATACTTAGTCGTCTCCCAAAAATACTTGTCAGCAAGATTGGGATAGTTCGTATAATAGATTCTTGCTTTACATCAAAGAGTAAGCTCCTTATTAGCCATCTCTTTATAAATGGCTTCCAACTTTTCTTCTCTGGTCATTTGTAAAAATAATAAATAAAGCTGATTTTATAGTCCTTTTGTCCTCTTGAGTTCATCTACTAAGGCTTGATAATGTTCGATCATCTCTTGTAATGATCATGTAGCGATTTTTATAATTTGCTTATCGTTGATCATTTCATCAACCAGGATTTCTCAGTACTTCCTTTGCATTCGGCGAGTGTATACTATGTAGTTACCATGTAGTATAACATTGCACTTTACACAGCCAGCATGACAATTCTTTTCATCTCGGCGATACTTATAAACTGATCTCTTGATAAAATGCATATTTTGGGCTTTTGTCCAATGGACTCTAGCCTCACAGAGCGGACAAGTTATCATTCACTCCTTGTCCGCTACTGATAATCTGATATAAATAGAAAAAACCTGATCCAGTTTCTGGACGAGCTTACTTCTCGTAGGTCAGGTTGTTTTCTTTTTTATCATTATGAAAAAACTCGCAATAATAAAATTGCGAGTATTACAGAAATTATTGTTTGTTGCTGGTGTAATTTTAGATATTTTTGAGCTATTTTCAAGCCAAAAAGAGAAAAAAATGAGATTTTTTTGACTTTTTTATTTATCCTCGCTATAATTTTTATCAAGCAACAAACAAATTATGCAATACTTAAAAGCTTTTTTAGTTTTTAAGTATACAAAATGGGAAAAAGGACTATTAGCTCAATTTATCCAGAAAGATTCCTTGAATTTATGTCTGGAGTCAAAAGATGGAAAAACTTACCTATGCAGGAAAATCTCAGGAATGTTCAAAGATTCTTTACTTGGTACGAGCAGGGGAGAGTGCTAGAATATGTCGAAGATATTCAACTGAGAGATATTATGGACTACATGATTTACTTGAGCAAACAGCCAGCTTGACCGACTTCTCGTACCCCTTGAGGACTCCTAGCACCATCAACTATCCAACATAATATCAATTCAATCAAGAACTTCTTCAAATTTACAAACTCATATTATGATTGTGGACTAGAAGCTACAAGGATTATCTCTCCCAAAGTTCCTAAGAATAAAGTTAATTTCCTTACTTATGAGGAAATTTTGTGGTTGGTTAACCATATACAGACAACTGCAGATAGACAAGACTCTATGATGAGAGATTTGCTTTTGGTTAAAGTCGCTTTTACTACTTGAATGAGGAAAAGCGAGATTGCAAACCTGAAATTTACCGATATTTTGCATGCACAAAACGAGATCCAAATTATAGGTAAAGGAGATAAAGTAAGGACTGTTTTCTTCACAGATTCTCTTAAGAGAGATCTCTTTGGGTATAGAGAAATGAGAAAAAATCCGAGACAATGGTCAAAGAGAGCACCGAGTTCCCCTTGTGATGATCAGGATTATATTTTTATTTGCCATTCTGATCCGTACTACTGAAAACCTCTTTCTAGTCAATCTCTTCATACAACAATTAAGCAATATGAGTCAGCTTTTAAGGAGGTCTTTTTCCATGGATTCTCGCTCCATTCATTCAGACATGGCTTTGCTACTGAAGCCATAAAAGCAGGTACGCAACTTGCATATCTCAAAGAACTTTTGTGACATAGTGATATATCTACAACGATGTGATATATTCATCTTAATAATTCTGAGCTTTATCAAGCACGAAAGAGTATACCGAAACTAGAATAAAGAGATTTGCAAAAATCTCTTGATTTTTTTATAAATAAAAATATAATTCTTGTGTTATCAGGATAGAAAATCCTGAAGTGTGATAAAATAATTATAGGTGTGTTTTATGAGTTCATCTTTAATGTTATTATAGATAGACTTATAACAACTTGGTCGCTGGTTCAAGTCCAGCTATGCCCACCACTAAATAATTCTTATGTTCTCTTATGAACATATTTTTTGTTTTTAGAAAAAAAAGGTTATTGGGGACTTGATGAGCTCCAAGGTTGCAGATTAGAAATCATCGTAAGAACGGAAACAATCAGATTTTGAACTTATGCTCAGCAATCTGCTTGAGAGTGGTCTTGAGCTGCTAAATCTAAGTAGTCGTGAACTGCAATAGACGAGAGGCGTTGTGAATATTGTTGAAAGATGTATGGAAAGAAAATCTGACTGCAGGAGGAATTTTTTTAGCAATGATCTATTATGAGTGCTAATCACTGAAGAAGATTAAGACTAGACTGTGAAAATGTGATTGGTAGTACTCTAGATCCGAACTGTAGATATGATATGATTCTGCTGGTTGAGTAAAAAGAAAAAGAGCCGTTAAAAGCTCTTTTTTATTATGATTGTTTATCTCTATTTTCTATTCACTTCTTTTTATCCTCTGGAAGATCATCATAGTTCGCATTAAGTTGATTATTCACTGTAATGACATGTTCAACAATAAAATTTAATAAGAAGAAAAGTTTATTTACAAGTTTTGCATTGTCTGAACCTGTAAGATCTATTTGACCTAAATGAGAACCTCATTCATTTGCTGTTATTCTTACGATATCAAGTGCTTGTATTGCTTTTTCAGGGAATCATTTTTTCTTTAGATTTCCTATTCTAGTATTAAGTTTTCATTCAGTTTCTCATAGTTCTTCCGTAAGTTTTTCTAATGCCAACCTTAGTAGAGCAGCTGCCGCTCTAGGAGATTGTCATGCGATTTCTCTTGCTTCATTATAAATTTCTTTAACTGATTCTGGCATATCAGTATGAGGCATCGGAATATTTGAGCCAGAGGGGAAAATCATTTTTTCTTCAAACCAAACTGAATATCATTCACAATTGTAGCAAAAACATACTTTCCAGTCATCAAAAGAATGATAATAACTAGTTCCGTACTCTAGCTGATGTCGATTTTGTGATGTTAAGACTCAACAGTGAGGGCAGTGAAAGGCCTTAGAATCAAGAGTAGGGGCTACGTATTTATCGTTCATCGCATAGAATAATAATTAAAACTTACTTATAAGAGGACTTATTTACATATTCTTTTTTCTTTATCATTTACATAGTAATATCTTCCCTTAGGTTAAAGATAATATTTTTTCTCTTTGTTTCCTTGGGATTTTTTTAATGTACTTTTTACTTCTTTATAGCTTTCCTCTCTTTTTCTTGGGCTGAAGCAACCTAAAAGCTAAATTTCTGTTCTGTAGTAGTTTCTCCTTTAACTCAGCACTGAAATACATTCAATGTGATGAGTGTGAGGAAACATATCAACCGCTTGAATCTTCTGAAACTTAAAGTCTTCTTCTACTAGGAGTTCTATATCTCTCGCCATTGTGATTGGATTGCATGAGATGTAGAGGAGTTTGAAATCATATTCTTTTTTGAGATCAGAAAGGTATTTGATAACATTTGGATGAAGTCATTCACGAGGTGGATCGATGACAACAAGTCAGATATTCTGAATTTTTTCTTTTAGTTCTGGAAAGTTGATGAGCATTTTTTCAGCTGGGGATGCGACGAAATAGCATTTGTCTTCAACTCCATTGATTTTTGCGTTATATCTAGCATCGATGATTGCTTTTTCTACGATTTCTACTCAGATAAGTTCTTCTCCAAGTCCTTGTTTTAGGAGGGAGAGTCCGATACTTCCTGCACCACAGTAGAGGTCTAGGATATTCCCTTCAATATGTCCAGTCATTTTTATCGCAGTTGAGAAGAGTTTTTGAGCTCCGAGAGTGTTTGTTTGGAAAAAGGAAGAAGGTGAAACTCTGAAGTTTACAAGGCATTCCTCTTGGGTATGTTGGATTTCTGTAAAATCAAGTTTTTCATAAATATATCCGTCTCCTCGGAATGTTTTCATTTCAACTTCTGGTGCGTTTACAATGTCGGCAAGTCCGTTATTATAGCTGATGACCATAGTGGTAACCTGCTGTTTGAGAAGGGGATCGTTTTTTATGGTTTCGAGGAACTGTTCTCGGTGATGAGATTGTTCTTGATCCTTAAGGTTTTCGTCAGAGACTGATAGATTTACTAGGAGTTGACCTGTATTTATTCCCTCTCTGATTACGAGATGACGAAAGAATCCTTGGTGATTTTTCTGATCGTAGACTGGTAGGTTTGATCATAGGCAGAGGCTTTTCATATGTTCAAAAATCTGATTTGCCTTTGTGCTAATCAATCAGCAGTGATCAACATCCACGATTTTGCTGAATTCACCTTGCTTGTGAAAACCAAGGTTAAATTCAGAATTAATTTCATATTTTGTATATCCAGTTTTGATGAGGTCTTCTTCGGTTTGACCAGATTTTTTTGCTTTTCTAAACTCCTCATTTAATTGTTTATAAACTCCAAAGCTGAACTCAATTTTGTTTCTGTAGCCTTCTTGGAGTGGTGATCAGATAATCGGCAAAAATCAGATTTCTTGTTTTTTTGAAAGTTTTGAGAAAGCGTCTTCAACAATACTTTCTTTGAGCTTTAGTTGAGCTTCGTAGTTCATGACTTGCCATTTACATCCTCAACATCAGATCTTATGAGGTGCTTGTTCTACTGTATTTTCCTGAAATGGAGAAAAAAAATGTGTACAAATTGGCTTCCCATTGAGTAATGAAGTATCATATTTTTTGATAGCGAGTAGATGACCTTCGATATAATCTTTTTTTGATTTGATTACACGGATATCTACAATACTTCCTGGTAAAGCGCCCCCTTTTACGAGAACTTTTTTCCCATCTGGGAGTGATCAGATTCCGATTCCTCCGTATCCGATTTTATAGATAGAGATCCCTTTCAGGATTTTTTGCATTTTATGAAAAAAAGAAAGATAAATCTGATGATTATTGTAGAGATTTGGTTGTTCTTTGCAATTGAAAAGAAAAAAAGATGAAAAAATTTGCTTTATTTGATTTTCTGAATATACTTAATGTGTTAATCTGCTTTTATTCTTTATAGTAAACAGAAAATGAAACAAAAAATTGCAGCTTTTATGATGGGACTTGGACTCCTAGTAGGAAGCTTAGGATTTGTATCTGCTCAACAGCCAGGTGCTAATACGCCAAATGTTACTGCTGGTTTTAATATTAATAAAAATAACACTAGTAATATTGGTGGAATTGCTGGGGCTGGTCAAGATGCTGGAGGTAGTCTTATTGATGTGATTAAAAAGACGCTTAACTGGATTCTTGGAATGCTCAGTTTGATCGTATTTGTATTGCTTCTTTGGTGAGGATTCCAGATGGTAACTGCTGCTGGAGATGACAAAAAGTTCGCTGCAGGGCAAACTATCCTTAAGCAGGCAGGTATTGGAC